AATAAGGAGAAGCTATGGTAGTTAGATTCTTTGACTTTACTAAGTTTCATGGCAAGAAATCCGCTGGCTCGACTAATATTCGAGTAAACCAGGTAATCAAGTATTGGCCAGAGGCGGATAACTATAAATATGGTGAAAAGGCCGATGTAATGATTTACCAGAAGGTTTATTGGATGCCGGATTGGCGTTATCAAGAACACTTTGATGGTATACAAATACTAGATATCTGCGACCCTGATTGGCTAGAGAATTCTAATGTCCGCCGAACTATTGAATATATGGACGCTGTAACTTGTCCGACATCAAGCTTACAAAAGTTCATACAACAACTAACCGATAAACCGGTGGTGATGATACCCGACAGATTCGATATTTCACTAATACCTAAAAAGCCTAAAGTACACAAAGGCCCAGCCAAAAAGTTGGTATGGTTTGGTTATTCGCATAATGCCGACTTACTAGCCGGTGCCATACCAACTATTGAAAAAATGGGTTTAGAGCTAATGGTGGTATCAGATGATGATCCACTGCCCTACCGCTGGGCTGAAAACGAGGCTGAGTTTAAAAAGAATTATCGTTTCTATAAATATAACGAAGAGACAATCTACGACCGATTAAGTGAGAATGATATATGCATACTACCAAAAGGCTTTAGACCAAAAGACCGCTTTAAGTCAAACAATAAGACTATTAAAGCATTTCTAGCCGGTCTGCCAGTGGCTAGAGACATAGACACATTAGAAAAGTATTTGCCCGAAGATGCAAGAAACAAAGCATCAGAGTATAATTATAATAAAGCGAGGGTTGACTACGATGTACGAAAATCAGTTGAACAGTACAAAGAACTTATCAACAAGTTATCAACAGATGTAGACAAATGAATATACAAAATATTGATCTAGATTTATTGAATCCGGCTGAATATAACCCACGTATTATTACAGATGATGAGTTTAATGGTTTATGTGAATCATTAAAGATATTTGGTCAACAAGAAAACCTGATAGTTAATAAAGATATGACCATCATATCCGGTCATCAGCGTTATGAAGCTATGAAGTTTCTGGGTTGGACTGAGGCCGTTTGTAATATGGTTGATTTGGATAAGCACGCTGAAAAGAAGCTTAACGTGCTAATGAACAGTCAAGCTATTAGTGGTAAATATGATGATTTGAAACTAGCTGAAATATTGGAAGAGTTAAAATTAGATGATGATTATGAAGGTTTACGGTTAGATAAGTTAGAGCCATTAGACTTGTCTGAGATAGATGTTGAAGAGGACGAAGCACCAGAGGTGAGTAGTGAACCGCCTGTGAGTAAGTTAGGCGAAATATACCAACTAGGCAGACATAGAGTTATGTGTGGAAGTTCCACCAACGAAGATGATGTTAATAAGCTTATAGATAATCAGAATATTGATTTATATGTTACTGATCCACCATATAACGTTGATTACGTTGGAAAGACAAAAGATGCGTTAACAATACAGAATGATTCTATGGACGACGGTGAATTTTTGGCTTTTCTTGCAGATGCGTTTAGAAGAGCAGATGAACATATGAAAACTGGAGCATCATTCTATATATTTCACGCTGATTCAGAGGGGTATAATTTTAGATCCGCTGTAAAAGAAGTTAATTGGTTAATGAAACAATGCTTAATATGGGTAAAACAAACAATGGTTATGGGCAGACAAGACTATCAGTGGAAACACGAACCTATACTATATGGATGGAAAAGTGGATCTAGTCATAGTTGGTATTCAGACAGAAAACAAACAACAATATTAGAGTTTGATAGACCAAACAGAAGCTCCGATCATCCCACAACTAAACCAATAGAGATACTTGCGTATCTTATAAACAATAGCAGTAAAGCAGGAGATATTATATATGATAGCTTTAGCGGTAGTGGTAGCACTCTTATAGCCTGTGAACAAACAGACCGTATTTGTTATGGCATGGAAATAGACCCTAAATATGTAGATGTTATTAGGAAACGCTATTGGAAGTTTACACACGATGGTAATGAGGAAGGATGGGAAGATGGCACGTCCAACTAAAATGACCGAACAAGTATTGAAGGATTTGCGAGCAGCATTTCTTATTGGAGCCACTAAAGAAGAGGCTAGTGCTTATGCTGGCATAAGTAAAGTAACTTTATATAATTATATCGAAAAGAACCCTGAGTTTATGAACGAGATTGAGGCCTGGCAAGATGAGCCTATATTAAAAGCCAAGCGTAAGGTGGTATCCGAGCTAGATAAAGATGTTAAAAACGCTCAATGGTATCTAGAGCGTAAGCGTAGAGATGAGTTCGCCACTAAGAGTGAGATTAGTGGCAATATAGATTTTAGAGAAAAAGTAATACAAAGTTATGGAGGGCGTGAGGGTGGCATCAATGACATTCCAAGACCTGAAGAGATTACGGACGGATCATCTCAAGACAATTCATGATGTTGAGTTCTATGACTATCAAGAGATAATTAGTGATCGTATATTATCTGCACTTATAAACAACTTGAATATAACTCGCAATTCAACACCAGAACAGATTGATCAACTCCGGCAAGAAGAACTGGCTTTTGAAGTATCACGACAAGGCGGTAAGACTTATTGTGTAGGCTTGACTGTTGAGTTTATTATGACTTGGCTGGCGTATAAGTTTAAACGGCCTATACGCATAGGCATATTTGCACCACAAGTCGATCAAGCTAGGCTATCGTATGAAATTACTAGACGTGCTTTACGGCCTATCAAGGGATTGATTGAATCAGATGCTGATATGCAACAAATGGTTAAAGAAGAAGAAAATGCCAAACGCCTAGTATTGCCTGATGGTTCAAGCTGTTTAATAGCACCTATAACAACAACATCTAAGATTGAGGGTTTAACGCTTGATTTGATTATAGTAGACGAAGCTCAGTTAGCTGATGATGAGATACTTACTCACAGTATATTCCCAATGGGTAAAACAACTAATGCACCACGTATCTATATCGGTAAAGCCGGTACACAACTATGCCGTTTTCATACTTTATCCACAACCGGAGAGAGCTATAAGGCTTATTTTGATAAGGTAGCCGAGGATAGACGTAAACTATACGAACGCACCAAAGACGCTAGGCATTTAATCTATGAGAAATCTGTTAAAGAAGATATAACCAAATTGGGTATTGATGAAGATGAAATACAACGTGAGTATTTTGGTAAGTGGCAGATCGGCACTGGCCAGTTTGTAACTATTGAACAACTAAAAGAGTTAGAGACTGATCGCCGGTACTCACAGGCCGAACATCAAATGGAATGCTTTGCTGGTATTGATACAGCTAAGAACCCTGACAGTACAGTTGTAACTATATTGCGTTGGAACCCTGAACTAAAGAAAAAAGAACTTCTAAACTGGTTGGAGCTAAAAGGCGAGAATTACAAGTTTCAATATGAAACTATAGTAGAGTTTTTGCGGCGATACAATGTTACGGCCGTAGCAATTGACTCTACTGGTCAAGGACAGTTTATGCCGGACTGGTTTAAGTCCGATACTGAATGGGCTGATGAAAATAGTGGTCTATATGAGGTGAAGTTTACAGCTCAATCAAAAGATGGGATGTATCGCAACCTTAAAGTAACCATACAGGACTCCTTGACGACACTACCCAAACTCGATACAAATAGTGGTAGGCGGTTCACAGAACAGCTTGTCAATTTACAACAACAATATAAGGGGCAGTACCTAAGTGTTGCCCATCCTGACGATCCAAAAGCACATGATGACTACCCGGATAGTTGGGCTTTAGCTGAGTGGGCATTTGCTCAATGGAACCAAACAGCTAATGCCGTAATAGCGGTGGTTGATGGTAGTGAGATGGAACGTAAGGTAAAGAAGGACGAAGAGGGCCGTGTCACTGATTATTGGCCCGGACTAGATTTATGAAATTGAGACTACCATTTTTTGGCGAAGTGTTAAGCGGCAAGGACGCATTGCCCACGTTACCAGCTCCAAAACAAAAGGATGCTGTGGCGTTGGGTACTTTTCTTGATCTTGGTAAAAAGACGCTGAGTAATGAAAGGACAATCTCACCCAAATTATTGGAATCATTTTATGAATGGGTTTACGTCAATGTTACAGCTTTATCCGAAGAGGTATCTAAACTAGAACCGGAACTGTACCGGGTAGATATTCGTGGTGGCCAATACGAACTTACTGAAATTGAGACACACCCAATTCTTGATCTGCTAGATAGGTTCAATGATACAACTGCTAAAAGTGATGGCTTCTATTTGACTCAATCACATTTGGAGTTAACTGGTGATGCGTTTTGGTATTTAGAGAATGGCGACAATCAACGACAACCTAGCAACATCTATTTGCTACAGCCGGATAAAGTGGAATTAAAATTAGGTGATATATCAGCTGGTGCTACAAGGTTGGTAAATGGTTTTGAGTATAGAACAACTGTGGGTGGTGAAACCATTACTCAAGACTATAGCTATGATGAAATGCTACACTTCAAAGTACCTAACCCCAAGAATCCATATCGTGGGTTCTCGGTTGTTGAGGGTATTGCTAACTCATTAGATTTAGATACCAACGCTCTAACAGCGGCATTGAACTTCTATCAAAACGGCATGATGGCCCAATTTATGTTGCAAACTGACCAAAGACTAACAACCGACCAACTTAAAAAGCTACGATCTGAGATGCGTGCAGCTTATTCTGGTTCACAGAACTTTTGGAAGGTGCCAATCTTTGGTGGTGGTATTAAACCTCAACAGATTCAAATGTCTAGCCGGGATGCTCAGATGATTGATCAACAAGCCTGGCTTAGAGATAAGATCATGGCAGCATTTAAGAACACTAAATCTAGCTTGGGTATAACCGAAGATGTTAATCGAGCCAATGCTGAGGCTAGCTTGCTTGGCTGGAAGCGATCAGTGATTAAACCAAAACTACAACGCATTACTGACACGCTTAATGAGTTTCTAGTCCCACGCTATGGCGACAACCTAATACTTGGTTTTTGTGACCCTGTACCAGAAGATCGAAGCCAGAAGATTGCCGATGCCACCGCTTTAGTGGGGGCTGGTATAATGACAGTTAACGAGGCTCGTGAAGAGGTTGGTCTAGACCAGGCTCAAGGCCAAGACCAGTTCTTGAATCAAGGCCAACCGACCTTATTACCCGGTGAACTACCCAAGAGTATTCAAAACGTAAACTACAAATCAGTATTTCGCCGTAGTGGTTTAGTCGAAAAACGACAAGGTTGGATTAAGACCTACCAGGCTGCTAAACCATTAGTCAAACAAATCAAAGGCAAACAATACGCCAAGCCTATCCAATTGACTGAAAAAAAAAGTGAAAAGAAGCGGTTTATGGGTGATGATGGCCGAGCCTATCAAACCAAGCAAATGACACTGGTCGATGAAACTGTTGATCGTATCAACCTAAAACTAGATAGTTACTTTGAAGGCTTTACCAAGCGTATTACACCACGTATTGAAGCCAAACTACGCAAGGATATTGTTGATGATGAGATTATCGACCCTGAAGAAGAGAAAAAAGAGCTATCGGCTTTACTGACACCGGTGTTCGCAGGGTTAGCGGCAGCTAGTGGTGCTGCGGCACTACAGCTAATTAATATGGATAAACCATTTGTAGTAAGCGATCCACAGTTCGAGTATATACAGAATAATATTGACAAGTTCACTACTAGTTTACTTAGTACCGATAAAGACAAGTTAACTAATATAATCAACTCAGGTATTAATGCAGGTAATGGGCCAGCTACTATTGCTAGAGATATAACTAGTGAATTCTCAGACTTTACTAAGATGCAAGCTACCAGGATTGCCCGAAGTGAATCATTGCGTACACTAAACCATTTCAACATTGAAGCTTGGAAAACAACTGACATAGTGGTTGGCAAACAATGGCTATGTGATTCTGATCCTTGTGAATGGTGTGCCCCACTAAATGGCACTGAACTACCACTAGAAGAGAATTTCTTTGATCTAGGTGATACTGTCACCAGTGCCGAAGATGCCGAGATGCTAGTTAGCTACCTGCCGATTGAGGGTGGTGAGCTGCATCCTAACTGTGAGTGTACTGTAGTACCGGTACTGAAATACGATATGGGTGGAGCTGGTGCCGCTGTAATGGAAGACAATAGTCCGCTGCCACGTATTTACCGAGGCGAGGATTACAGTGGTAACGATAACCTATCACTAGGGTTCGGTACATACTTTAGCCGTACCAAAGAGATAGCCCAACAGTATGGTGATGTAACATCGTATAAACTAGATGTTCGAGAGAATCAGATTATGAAGATTGCAACTGATGAACAATATCAGAAGCTAATCAAATCGGCTATTCGTCAACACGAACGAAGTGGTATACCAATGAATGAAGCTATACCTAAAGTTGTTAAGGCCAGGGGCTACAAAGGGGCTGAAATACTAGAAACACTTGATCCAAATGGTGGTATTGCAATCTATGATCAATCAATCTTGCCAAAGGCCCTACAAAAATCATTTAAGCTACCAAAGAGGCTTGATCCTGAATTAGAAGAGTTAAAAGCCTATACCAAAGAGCTAGAAGAAGTTCTGGGGATAAAAGATGAACAGTGAACAAAAAGCAAAGCTAGCTAAAGCTAGAATGGCTTCTAAACCACCTGTACAGATTGAGTTTGTAAACTCAGGTGATATATATAAGGCCTTAGAAGATATTCACACTAAGTTTGGTGATGATAACCAACAAAACCAAGAAGTCGTTAAGGATATGCAACTCCTAGTCAAGGATCTGATTAACACTATTGTTAAGGGTATTCGCATAACTAATATAGAAGATATTAAGATCGAGCCTAAATTCAATACACCAGATGTTATAGTACCTGAGATTAAGATGCCAGAAATTGTTGTGCCAGAACCAACTGTTGTTAAAGAGAACGACATATTTAGTGTTTACAAACCGGCTGATGTTGATGAATCGGAAAGCACCAAATACTATGGCTACCTATCTAAAGATGGTAACTGGTTTATTATGCGATCCACTACTAATGGCGATAAAACTAAGTATCGTTACACTAGTGGAAAGGGCAACTTTAGCAAGAGCTTTGAAAAGCGGCATAGACTAAATTACGATTACATAGATAAGGTCAGCTTCGATGTTTGATCCATTTACAGGCAATATCTCTACAAAGGCCATTACTACCAAGGATAAAACAAATCTGCTCGATGACAAAGAGTGGATTGTTAAACTACGCTCACTATTAAATATTCCATCTGGTGGCGGTAGTAGCGGTGGGGGTGGCTCAAACTTCAACTTGGGGGACCATACCACTGATGAACTGCCAGAAGGCACAACGAATCTTTACTCGCTATGGCAAGAAATAACCCCAGTTTCTACCACATATATAACCCCCAGCAATTCTAGCGATGTTCTATTGCTCGGCTCTAGTGATGGCTTAACAGCACTAGATACTGCTTTTTCAAATGGTACGGCAATTTTTAATTCATCAACTAATGCTGGTCTGAACTATTTTATAAATACATCTTACGGCTATTCTAGCTTCTTCCCACTTGGTGGGCTATATGTATCGACCCACGCTAACGGGACTGCTGCTAGTCCGACAGCAACCAGTGATGGCACATGGTTGGGTGGTCACTTGTTCTTTGCATACGATGGCTCGGCTTATACATCGTCAACTTCTGCACATTCTCACTTTTCTGTTGGTCTGTGGTCACAAGTCGTTACCATGTCACCTTATGAGGTCGAGGTCTGGTTGGGCGGGTTAATAACGCCAGCTATCAAGTTTGCCAGTGTAGACAATACGGTCACTACCTACTACGCAACCAAAATATCTAATGCTTACACACTACCTACATCTGATGGTTCGGCGGATAATGTTATGAAAACCGATGGAGCTGGGACAGTAAGCTGGGGTACTGTTTCGGCGTCTCCAAGCGTAACAGAAACCGAAGTAGACTTTGGTACTACTCCAACGACTGACAAATTGTTTACCATTACTGATGCAGGTGTAAGTTCAACATCTAAAATAATTATTCAGGAGACTGGTAAACCTGCTACTGATCGAGCGGCCGGTGACGCTCAGTGGGACAGTATAACTTACGCTGCTTACCCTGGAACTGGTAGCTTTACGGTATATGCAAAAGCTTCTGGTTCTGTGGTAGGTAAGCGGAAGGTGGAATATATGGTGGCGTAGATGCTAGACAATAATAATAAACTTAATTAAGATAGGGAGTATATATGGCAGTAATAGACACAGGATCAAGTTCAGCAGGTAAGGCTAATGTAGATAGTAACTATAATCTACAGACAGTTACACCTACCACAAATACACAATCTGGCTTTGTAAGACAAACTTACTTGGCTAATTCAAGTAATGCGAAAGACGCTCAAGTGACAGAAGCTGGGGCAGCGGTACTAGGGGCAATTGTGCCAATCTGGGAAATTGCGTTTAATGGTACAGGTTCGACAACGTGGAACACTAAACTAGGCACAAACGCCACCACGATGACAAAAGCCGTCTCAAGTGGTTTTATGCAACTTAACAGCGGCTCGTCTGTTACGACAACTCAAGGTATATCAATATATTCAAATAGCGTATTTCTCTTGCTACAAAATAATGAGCTTAGAGTAAAAATGAATATCAAACACAATAACTCAGCCGCTACCAACAAGCAGATGGAATGGGGTATTGGTTATTATAACTTTGCTGCTGGACAAGCTAACGCTATGAATGAGTTTATTGGCTTTAGAATAACTGCTGGTGGTGTACTACAAGGCGTACTAGCCTACTCGACTGGTGGTGCTCCTACTGAAACTACAGTAAATATAAACAGTGGTACACCATATACCGATCTTACATCCAAAGAGTATGAGCTTAGAATCTCTAATCGTAAAGTAGAATACTGGGCTAATGGTACACTTCATAACACTATATCAATCGCAACTGATGTTTATGCGGTTTTGAAGGCTGTAGCTTACCCGTTTATTGCAAGGGTATTTAACTCTGGCACGGCATCAGCAGCTCCATTGCTGTATGTAGGCACAGTACAAGTATCACGAGTAGGTGATGACGGATTGGCTGATTTGCCTACCGCCAAAGCTAGAATGGACAAAGGCACTCACTACTTCCAGCCAGACCTACTAACTGGTGCTGGTACAAACCCTATGAACTTCCCAGCGTCGGGAACAGCCCCTACGGCAGCTACAGGCTCTAATACTGCTTCTGTACTAAATAATACTGCTCAATTAGGCGGCTTATTCTCAATGAACATAGCCTCATTCTTGACTACCAACAACAGTAATATTCTTGTATCGTCATACACTAACCCAGCTATACCAGCAGCTAACGGTGCGGCCTCTAACGGTAGAAACCTAATAATTACAGGCTTTACTGTGACTGCTATGACAGTAACTACCGCAGGTGGTGGGGGTACTGGTGGTTTTGGTGGACAGTGGTTTATGGCTGTAGGACATACTGCTACTTCTCTGGCAACGGCTGATGCCGATGGTACTACTGCTGTAGCTCAGAAAGCACCGAGGCTTATAGTTCATCCTAGAGCCTTTACCTTTGCTGTAAACCCTGCAGCAGGGACTATAGAAACTGGCTCTGGTGACTTCTCTATGTACTTCAACACACCGATAGTAGTACACCCTGGTGAAGTAGTTGCTACAGGTATAAGAGAAACGCTTAACCCATCTGTCGCACACACATCTGGTGTGCTTCAAGGTGGAGTCTATCTAAACGGATACTGGGAGTAGAAAAATGGATAATGTAAAACCAGAGCAGGTGCTTGAATCACTTGTGAAATGTTTGAGTCTACTAGGTAATGAGCCAGCCCTAGATACAACTTTCAAAGAAGTAGATGGTGAGATATATTCTACCTCTACAGTGAGCTGTAAATCGGCGAGTGGGAATACCGTACAGCTATTTAAGAAAACCGAGCTAGTGCCTGAGCCTCAAAAGATAAAAGATGAACTAGATAAGCGAGAGACTGCCCTGACTGAACAGCTACAGCTAGTACAAGATAAAAAGGCCCAGGTTATACCAGAACTAGACAAGGTATTGCCATAACTATAGATAGAAATTAATAGCCTCTTGACGTAAACTTAAAAACTACGCTAAAAAGTTAGTATGGACACAAACGACACAGTTCTATATACCAAGGCATTTATAGAAGAGAGGGCAGTTGACGGAGAGGTAACTGCCATTGCCTCAACCGCAGTCGAAGATAGACAAGGTGAAATAGTGCAAGTTGATGGTTGGGACACTAAAGATTTTAAGAATAACCCTGTTATTTTATGGGGCCATGACCATAGCCAACCGGCTATTGGCAAAGCTACCAAGACTTGGGTAGAAGGCACCGGTAAATCAGCTAAACTAATGGTCAAGATTGCATTTCAACAGGTTACAGAGCTGGGCCGAGCAGTTAGTCAATTAGTTAAAGATGGCTTTGTGAATACTCTATCAGTTGGCTTTCTGCCAATTGAGGCTGATGGCAACACCTATACCAAACAGAAGCTCCTAGAAGTATCGGTTGTTAACGTGCCAGCTAACCCTGAAGCTTTGATGCTAGGTTATAAATCACTTAAAGAAGCTGGCTTTGATAATGAGACAATCACTAAAGCTGGTTATCCTAGTGGTGTGATGGACGAGCTTGATGCTGTAAAAAAAGAAATGGCTATTATGAAAGGTCAAATTGATTCTGCGGTGAATGGGCTTAAACACCTAAATCCGCACACTGGTCGAGACAGCCGCATCGTAAAAGACCGGCTCAATATGGCGAAAGTCATTGTACGAGCCGCTGATCAACATTTGAGCAATAGCTCAAATGACTCGGTGCGAACTGCAAAAATCATCAAAAAAGCGGGCGATCAAATGATTGTCTCGCTGAAAGGTGAATTAGATGGGCAGAATCAAAGAACTGCAGGAGAAGCTAAATAAAGAAGGTTTGAGCGAAGCCGAGCAAAAAGAACTCGACGAACTTCTAGCTGATGTGGCCGAAATGACCACCAAAGCCGAAGATGATAACGAAGAGAAGGCTTTAGACGAAGCTGCTAAGAAATTAGCTGACAAGGCCGTAGAAGAGGCCGAATCACGCTTGAGCAAATCAATTGATGCTTTGACTGCTAAATTGAACAAAGGTCTAGAAGTCTCCGAAGACGCCAAGATTGAAGTTACCAAATCACCCAAGTTTATTGTTGATAGCAAATACGGCAAAAAGACCGTAGAAGAGCTTGAAGATATTAAAGTCGCCATGCCAGAGCGCAAAGCTCGTGGTAAGGCTGTTACTGAAGTATCTCAAAAAACTGTCAACTTTGTACAAGCTTGGTTGACTGGTGATGTGCAAAAGCTGCAAGTCTTGGTTGAAGGTACTGGTTCTCGTGGTGGATACGTTGTTCCCGAAGAGTTTGCAAACATGCTCGTAGAGGACATTGTTGATGCTACAGTTATGCGTCAAATCGCCACTATCGAAACCACAAATACTGACACCTATCACTTGCCAAATATCGCTAACCGGCCAAAAGCTAACTGGCGATCAGAAGCCGCAGTTAAGAATACCTCAACTGTGGACTTTGGTGAGAATGTACTTACACCTTATAGTCTCGCAACTATCATACCTCTATCAAACGAGTTGGTAGCTGATGCAACTATGGGTGTTGGTGGCAGTATCGTGAACAAAGTTGCTCAATTGGCTGCAACAGCAATTGGTGTGACTGAAGATAAGGCCTTCTTTGTCGGTTCAGGATCAGGCCAACCAACTGGTATGAGCGGTTATACAATCGCTGGGCCAGCTGTAGCTGCCGGTGGTACTGACGCACAACGTGCTGATGCCATCAAGCAAGCTTGGGTACGATTGCCACAGGGTTATCGTGCTCGTGGTGTCTGGGTAATGAACAGCGCAACTCTAGAGCGTGTTATCACACTCAAAGATAGCAATGGTAACTACCTAACCAGCCGACTAGGTGACTCTCCACAATTGACCCTTATGGGCCGACCTCTCTACGAGCAAAATGATATTGCTGGTGGAACTGCTTACTTTGGTGACTTTAGCTACTATGTAATCTGTGATCGACAAGGTATCCAAGTTGATACCTCAACCGAGGCAACAGTTGGTAGCCAGAGTGCGTTCGAGCGTAATTTGACGTTTGTACGTGTTGAGAAGCGTGTTGATGGTGAGCTTACACTTACCAACGCTTTCCGCAAAGTGACTGGTCTGGGTACTCCTTAGTACCTCAACTCTTGGGCTAGCAATAGCCCTTGAGTGGGGGTGTTATGAAAAGAATTAAGTTTATTAAAGACGAAAACGGATA